CCAACTTGGCGAGTTGACACTGTGAGTGTCTAAAGCGTACATAGTACGCCTTACCCTTACGGGCAAGGTTGAGATGGCAGTGTTGGGAAGAGGCCACCACCACCTCAACCCCACCCATAAAGAATGGAGCACCGAATTATCGGCGTCAGTACAGTCGAGGGCCACTGTACGGTGCATATTATAACACACCTATTTATTTTGTCAAGCCCCCCCCCTTGATTACTGGCAGGACTCGCAGTCAGAGTCGTACGGATTGCACGTAAGTTTCTTGTTCAATTCTGCTTCAGTTGGTTTATTATTGACCTCCTGGCTTTCGTTGACTTCTGGTTCGTTTGTCATTTATTTTACGGATTAGTGCAATAAAATAATTTGTACGTGCATGTGCGCCACGAAGGGCGTCCCTGTCCCTGTCGTTGTTTGCCTGGAAATAAAGCTTAACGTCTCTCTCTGCAAGGTCTCTTAAGAATCTCATGAAGAGCTCGTTCTCACCATATGATGCAAAGAGTTCGTACACGTCAGACTTTGACACATTTCCACCGTCTGGCACCTCAGCTTTATAGTAACCAAGCTTGTTCAGTATGGAATCTATTCCCCTCAAAATGTATTTCATATGTTATTATGGTCCCCAGCCAATGCCGCTTTCTTTTGGTGTTGCTGGAATCTTATAGTTGCCCGGCCGTGGCTTCTTCTTTTTTCTTTTGTATGGCTCTGGTCCAGCTTCGTAGTAAACTTTTGTAGGCGGTGCAATTATTGAGATTAGAGTATCCCTCCAGCCTTTAGTTTTCTTTTTCATATTACATCATTTGTGCAACCTGACGATTAGCTGCGCCCATTGCCTGGGCACCCATGCCATCTATACCAGCTTCTTCTTGAGCTGGCTGCGGCTGCTGTTCGTTAATAATTTTTGTCGGGTCTAATCCCATTGAGATAGCAAGACGAGTAAGAGGCTCATCGAGATTAACACGCTGACCGCCAACCTGTGCAAGAATTTGAATCTGCTGAAGAAGCATTCCCTGCTCAGCAAGGCTTGAGTGTTCTCGACGTGTGTCAAGACCAATCTTAATATCAAAGTCTACGTTTCGAATGTAGTCTGGCGATATAGCTGTTACTTCTACCGTTTGCTTTTGTTCAGCTGATGAAATCATTGAGCGTGCCGCCACAACATCACGAGGTGGAATTACGTCATTGTTTCGATAGAGCTCAAGAACTCGTGTGCCTCGCTTACCATCGCTGAGCTTTGTGCCAGCAAATGAGAATGTTGCAAACGGTTTCTTAACATCTGTATCTGCTAGAACACCAGGAACAATCGTTGCGTTAGGTTGGAATCCGAATTGAAGAATGTTCTTCATTCGTAGTCGTGCCTTACGTTTAATGGCGCCGTTTACAAATCGAGCTACAGAAGTTAGGATTGATGCAACTCCAGCAGCAGCTGTTTGAATCTCGTAGGCTGTAGTTCGGTCTGCACCACCACCAGCCTGACCTGAAGACACTTTGTCTACAGAGTTCTCTTCCATGATTCGCCTTGTGTATTCAAGGATGTATTGATGCCAGCCAGTTGGAGTTGGGAACTGAAGTGGCATGATTGCGCTGCTAAGAGCGACACCACCCGTGTCGATAGACGTTCTGCGTCCGGGTCGAAGGTAATCATCTTCGAAGTCATCAAACCCTGCGGTTAGGATTGGTGTAAAGATGGATATTAACGACTGGTCAACCATCATGTTTTCCAGAACGTTAAGTACGTCCTGAACAGATGACAGCCTATTTGGGAGTGACTTTCCGTAGAAGAACATCCCAAATGGTTCGTTAATTGCAGAGTAGAATGGTGACTCCTTATGGTTCCATGGAAGTGGTTGAACTTCTTCATTGGGTCCAAGTGGGTTAATCCAGATTCCGTTTGCGGTCATGACATACTCGTCATTCATCACATCGTAGAACCGAATAAACTCTACCTGATTTTCTGAGAGGTCAGACGACATGAAGTCAAGGTAGTACGGAATAGTTCCACCTTCACGTTGTGCTGACTTCTTACCCTGAACCAATGCCGCCTTCTTGTAGTGACCAAATCTAGATTGGAACTCAGCAACATCCATTATCTTTCTCCAGAAACAATATGGCTGGTTCTCAACGCCCATGATTGATACACTCGCTGGGTAGTACTCCTCAATAGGTACAATCTGTGAATAGAACTTGGTTGTCTTAATTACCTTTTCATTCACCGTCATTGAGTCGCCCATTCCCTTTACTTCACGTATCTTCTTTTTCTTGTACTCAATATCTTCATAACCAATAGCGGTTCCTTTCACAAGAAGTTCAAGAAGAAACATTGACATGAAGTTTTCATAGTCATCCAGTTCTTCTGTGTATTGGTAGAGGTCTGTCAGAATTTGTGCGCGCAAAACATCCTCCTCACCACGTGGCAGGGCTGATGCTATTGGAAGCGCCTCAACAAGTTTACCAAGTACAGAAAGAACCTTAGTACGGGTAAACCCATCGTTAAATCCAGACTGCCAGTCTTCCATCCCGTCACGAAGGAATAGATTTGTGTTGAATCGTTCTACCGAATCCTCAATCATTGAGACAAGGTTGAGCCCGTCAAAGTAGGCGAAGCTCCTGTCTCTGTCCTGCTGTGCTCTGCGGAATAGTTCGTGGACTTTGCTTACCACCTGCATTTCCTTTTCCGAAGGAGTGAATGACTCACCACTTGGGAAATAGAGCTCAAAGACCCGTATCGGTTCTTTGGGTTTATTAAAATTTGTGGGCATACTTAGCGTATAACAACATGCTTGTACATGTCTTTTGCTATCTTATAGTGTTCGTCGTTGTTTTTAAATTGATACATACGAAGCATGATTGCTTTCCGTGCTTCATAGTAGCCCTCAACGTAGTTCTTAATCTTTCTTTGCAACTCACCATCCTGCTCCCACTCTTGCATGAGCTTAAGAGATTCTTTGTATGGCGAGTCTGTTTCTATAGAGTAACCCTTGGCGGGCATCTCTTTGTACATCTCATGGACGTACGCTTCTTTCCAGTATATTCTAAAGAAACCATGGCGTATTCTACGAACCTTGAAGTGTCGTGACATTCGATATAGGTCTCTTACGAGTCTCCTGAACCACGGAGAGCCTTCATTCTGGAATGGTATCTTAACGTCGCCTACGGACGTATGGGTTGAATGTGCGCCCATTTTTTACAAACTTATCAATAACTTTTACACGTGACGTACGTGCATTCTCTAGTCCGAGGCAGAGATATTCAAGTGCCGACCGATGGTGCGATGTCCAGTCATGGTTAGGTTTAACTGCCTTGACTTCATCTTCACCGTTCCTGCGCACACTTGGATAAGCTGCTTCCTGAATACAAAGACTAAGATAGTCTGTGTCAGGATTCTTGTCTATCTCTACTCCATTACGTATACGCATCTTAACTGCTGTACGACGAGTCTGGAACTCCTTCCACCTTTCTTCATAGTTAACGTATATGCCACTGTCGCGGAGTATTGAGAACACCGACTGATTAGTTACAGCTGATGTAAACCTACCTGCCGGGTCCCCAAATACAGTACCCCTCTTCCATCTGCGATGTTTCTCTATCTTCTCAAGTTCTTTTCTTGAGTATCTAAAATCATCGGATGGAACTATGCCAGTTAAGAATGGAACAAAGAAATCTATTGTCTCTCCTGTCTTATAGAAAGCATCTACGATACGAAGCTTTCCATCAACCAGTTGAGCCCATATGAGGGCAGTTCCATCAGACTTGCCCCAATCGCAACCAACGTACAAAGGAGCATTATCATTGTAAGGGTAGAATCCTTCCATTGGCTGCCATTCAGGGTATACCTTTCCTGAGAGTGACTTCTCGTAGTTGAGGTCGATTTCTTGTGCGATTGACTCCTCTGTTCGTCGTGATTTTTCATATTGATACCAAGCATCATCCTTCAGGGGGTGTAATCTCCATGGCAGTGTTAACACGTCCATGCCGGACGTTCTCAGACTGTAATAGTAATTCTTACCGTGCGGGGTAGAGTTAGCTATCTGACAAAATGTCGCGTCTGCTCCTGCCTCCCAAGCATCCTTGGCGTCTTTCCAGAACCCAAGCTCGTCGTAAAAGATTGCTGTCTTTCGTGCACCTCGACCGAACTGTGGGTTCATTGTGTCACCTGAAATGATGTTGTTGTTCTCTGGGTTTATTAGCTTTAGATTCTGTCTGTGCTTACCAACCTTAAACCTTGATGGGAGAATCCACTTAGGTAGGGCGCGCAATGTTAATTCTATCTTACCGAATATTGCATCGTGGTTAGACCCGTCGTCTACGTACTTCTCTTTGTAGGAACCAACAAGTAAGTTAACACCATCTCTGAATAACCAGTACCAAATGAATACGTAGGTGATAAGCCATGACACACCCATGTCTCGAGACTTCTCAATTAAGAAGTTCTTACCATGGTCAATATGTTCTATGATATACTTAACCGCATCCTTCTGGTAATCAAACAATACCACCGGAAGATACTTGTTTTCAGAGCGCGGGTCAAAGGTCCAGCAGAAGTTTTCTATAAAGAATATACATCCCTCAGCTGCGTTGTCAGGCCTCTTACAAAGATTGTAGAGGAGAACTTGGGCTGCCTTATCATTGGCCCCCACTTGATTATTCTGAGCCCTCTTGATTAACCTGTCTCTCTGCTCTGGTTTCTCTAGCCAGGCTGCGTAAGCCTTCTTACGTCTATCCAACTCAGATACAGAATCTGGCCCCACATCAATGTCTATCTCACTAGAGTCCACATACTCAACCGTCTCTTCATTAAGATTGCTCTGCATATCGTTCTCTCATCCGATTAAGTTCCTCTAATGCTTTCTCTGAAGGCATGTTCACATCTATCTTTGCGTGGATAGCTATATGTTCTGTTGCAAGTCCAGAGAGCAGTTGGGACTTCTCTGTCATAATACCAAACACTGTAGCCAGATGGACTATGTTGGTCTTGGCAAGCTTCTCAGGGTCTGCAAGGATATTCTGGATTGCCTGCTGGAGTGCAACCAGGGTAGTGTTCCTTGTCTCCTTAGCAAGCTCCACCAGCTCATCATGCTGCATTGTCCTTACCTCAGCCTTAGGCTTCTTCTCTATGGCGGTACCGTAATCTCGTCTAGCCATATACCGTCTCTGCTTCTCCCTCTTCTTCTCTCTTGCTAACTCCTCTGGGGTTAGGCTTTCAGCGTTGGGTATTACAATGGGCGCCCCCTTCTCGACCACCTCTCCTTTACGTCTAGGCATAATAAATTAAGTTATATGGCTATTATAACATACCCTATTAAACTTGTCAAGGGGGGTACTCTATTACGCTGACCGTAGGTCCCTCTAAACGCCTCTGGGTTCAATAAAAGACCCATACTGGTAGGGTAGTACGCATAAGGGTATTTGCGCGGCTCCTAGAGGCAAATAGAGGCCAATTAGAGGGTGTCTAGGATTGAACCTGGCATTACCATTAGCATTTCTTTAATACTCCCGGGGACTAAGACCTAAGTAACAAGGTTCTTTTAGAACATTATAAAATTCTCGTGGGGTATTTATCACTACACACACTCTCATCTGTCCCCATACCCCCCTCCCATACTATGCCATACAATCTGCTGCCTGTCAAGGGCTACCGCCGTAGGCATTGACGGACGGCAGGATATGTGTTGTTGACAGTCTGTTCTTTTTGTTGTGTGATGGGGTTGTGGGGTATATACTCTACAGGGTACATGCAGGATACTCTACAGCACCACATTATCCTCTATCTGTCAAAAGAGTACACTGCTGTGTATAGGGAGTACTATTGACATCTGTGTCTGTATGTTGTGTTATACTCTATGGGACTTTACAATGTGCGCCGAGTACGCTAGTATGTGGGAACGCTCATTGAGGGCGCTATCAGTTCATTAATACACTATGAGAATATACAAGACCGCAAGCGGGTACACCGCCTTGCACTTTGGTACTGAGTATGGTATCTTTATCGGTACAGGTGATACACGTATACAAGCTATACAGTCATTACTTGCTAAGATAGGATACTGTGCGAAAGCGTAAAGTGTACAAGGGTGCTAAAGGACAAGGAAAGCACTACAATGTGCGTCCCAAAAAGTACCGTATCGTGGGGTAGAACGTGAACAGCTGGGGTGCTATATGTAAGAGCCATATAGCCCCCTATGCTGTACAGGTTTGGCAACAAACAAGTACAAGCGGGTGAGAGTTACACCACAAAAAACTGACTGGCACAAGATTGCAAGGAATTGCGAACCATGCTAGTATAAAGGGGTAGCAAGGGAAACCAGGCTACATGACCACGTAGGCATGAGGGCGCAAGCCCGTGAGGACACTCTAAATGCTGACAGGTCTTAAAATTGAATATAAACATGGCGCGACTATCCAGCATTGAACCGTTGGAACCCGCAAGGGATAGCAAAAACGCAAACATGTAAACGTGAACCGAACCCATAGAGATTGCTACACACACGCATCTCTATGGCACTAGGTGGCGAACGGTAACACCTCACTCGCCTGACGTACATACATGCAAGCGTACTACTAGCGAAGTTAGAAACACCTCTATAGTCTTTGGTAGGACTGTACAGTGTCGCACCATGTGAAGTTTCATATATATGTGCGCCCGACACTATAAAAGGGCTAGTGTGAGAGAACACCACGCAACATATACAAGCGTTGAGAGTAGCATTGTATGTGTGGGGCAATAGTTCCGCACGAATAGTATACAATTTTATCGTATGCGGTCACGCTACGATAAACAGTATCACGAACCGACTTGGTTTACTTTGCTGGTATACTCGTTAGTATCGTTATTGCACGCCTTACGGCGTGGGGCAGCGCTTACGCTGTACACGATACGGCGACTTACTGGACACAATGAAAGCGCGTTCATGTACTTGAACAAAGCGAGTAGCGTGGTGGCGCTTGTAGCGCATGGCGTAGCTATCTGATAGCACGCAATACTGGCACGATGTGTGCATTGTATACAACAAAATACTACTAGGAAGCTGTGCGAAGTGTAGCAAGTCAAAAAACTACGTATATCATATATCGCGTATACTTGTGAGAAAGCATAGAATAATGGTAGTACACTGATAACGCAAGCTGAGTACAGTAATGTGCTCGGCTGTGCGTTATAGTCTCTGACAGCTACTACACGCTGTGAGTGTGGTGAAGCTTCAAGTGTCACGGTTCTTGGTGGCGCGAGATAACGGTAGTATACCGTACTATCATGCTGAGAGAAGCATAGGGGGCGCAAGCTCATCTCTGTACCTTAAAATGACTGATATCGTATATCTATCGGAGACTATAACGCGCATTTGCGCAATTATCAGTAGCATATAACGTATGAAGCCCATTACTAATGCGGTTATAGCAGCATGTATGTTTGTTTTAGTGGGCGCGATAGGTGGCGCGCTTGTTACTGTTGCACTTGTACCAGCTACAGTGCATA